GTCAGATCACCCGATGCTGTGATAAAATTGTCTTATGTCTATGGAGTTGTTATTGCTGAGCTTATGTCTACTGGTTCTAAGGTTATTACTATTAGCCCATCCTCGTGGCAGGCGCACATTGGCAACAAAAATCCTACGAAAGATGAAAAGTCTGCAATAAGATTAGCCAACCCAGGATATGCAGATTCCTGGTATAAGAATCAGTTACGCAATATGAGAAAGCAGAGAACTGCTGACTACTTTAATAGAAAGTATAATTTAAATGTGGTGGATTTTGATGTTGCAGATAGCTTTGGTATTGCACATTATGCTAACAAAGTACTAACTGAAAGATGAAGTATTATCAAAGCAAAGACTGGCTATATAGAAGATATATAATTCAAAAGAAAACTGTTACAGAAATAGGAAAAGAATGCGGAGTTTCTGCAATGACTATACAAAGGTACCTAGACCAGTTTGGATTAATTAAAAAGCGATGAATACTATTAACCCATCATCACAATCGATTACATTTTCTAAAGCATTAGATTCGTTCTACGTTTATACTGGAGACTCCACAGATAGGTATGTTCAAGCAACATGCAGGAACAGCGGGCATTGGGATATAGAGCTTACGCAATGGATGATAACCAATATACAGCCAGGGTGGACTTGTCTTGATGTAGGCGCAAACATATTTTACTTTACAGAAGTGATGGCAAGAACTGTGGGCAATCTTGGGTCGGTGTTGGCTTTTGAACCAATCACTAGACTTTGTAGATCATACGAAACATCTAGAACCTTTAATGAATACTCAGATGCTGGAAAGATAGAGGTATTTAATATTGCCTTGTCTAACAAAAAAGATAATTTAGTTCTAAATATATGGGAAGAAAACATAGGCGGATCGGGAATTGTAAATCAACACCAGTCTGGTAATCATGGTCAACATGGTAATTTTCATACAGAAGAAATTTTTGCTGATAGATTAGATTCAATATATAATGGCAAAATTGATTTTATTAAGATGGATGTAGAAGGACATGAGCGGTTTGTATTTGAAGGCTTTTCTGAAGAAGCGTGGAAATGTCCATTACTTGTTGTTGAGCTAGGGGCTGGACAACCAGATGAATTTTTAGTAGAATTAAATGATAAATATACAATGGAATTTTTAAATGGGGAAGCGGCCACATTTGAAAGAATTAAACAGCATGATGTCGTAAACGTCTTGCTTAGGAGAAAATAATGGCGGGATATCCAGAAAAAGATAATGGCTATCAGATGTGGATTACAGATCTACAGCTTATGGCAACAGATGCTCCTTCAGGGCATAAAATTATTAGACAGTGTCTTGAGATTGCACAGATGCTAATTGAAAAGAATATATCATATGGAGACTCAGCACTTAGTCCAATTCGTATATTTTCCCAGGCGGACAATCAAGAGCAGATTAAAATCCGCATTGATGATAAGATAAATAGAATTAAGAATGGATCTGGCTTCGCTGGAGATAATGATATTGATGACATGATTGGATACTTAATCCTTTTAAAGATTGCAAAGGCTAATTCCAATTGACATTTTAGTCGACTAGAAGTATACTGTATTAATGAGCGAAATAGAATTATCACAGCATTTTGACAGAATGAATAGGGTAGTTGAAGAACTCCTTAAAGGAAGTACGCCTACTCAGATCGCTACAATTACAGGTATCCAGCGCAAAGAAGTTATTGAATTAATTGACGACTGGAAAGACGTTGTGCATAACGATAGCAACATCAGAGATCGTGCTAGAGAAGCTATTTCAGGGGCGGATCAACATTATGCAATGCTTATCAAAGAAGCTTGGAAAACGGTAGAAGATGCAGATCAATCTGGCCAGCTAGGAATTAAGTCTGGCGCATTAAAGCTTATTGCTGATATAGAAACTAAAAGAATTGCAATGCTGCAGTCTATTGGCGTATTAGAAAATAATGAAATTGCCGCACAAATTGCAGAGACAGAAAGAAAACAAGATATCCTTGTTAGGATTTTAAAAGAGACCACTTCAACATGCCCTAAGTGTAAGATGGAAGTTGCAAAAAGATTGTCTCAAATAACTGGAGTGGTTGAATCAGTTCCAGTAGAGGAAGCCAATGTCGTTTGAGTTTACCGATCTTATCGATATGCTCGATGGAGAGGAGTTTGATGAAAAACCAGTCGATCTTAAAACGTTTGTTAGAAGTCCAGAATACCTTGGGCTTCCAGAACTTTCAGACTATCAATACACGCTTATCGAAAAAAGCTCCCAGATTTATAAAGAGTCAACGCTCATCAAGCTTTTTGGAGAAGAAGAGGGAAGAATAAGGTTTAAGCAAACTGCTAATGAAGTTGTTGCTCAGTTAGGAAAAGGATCTGGAAAAGACTACTGTTCAACTATTGCGGTATCATATATAGTATATTTACTATTGTGCCTTAAAGATCCAGCAACATATTATGGAAAGCCCCCAGGCGATAGCATTGATATTATTAACATTGCTATCAACTCTCAACAGGCAAGCAACGTTTTTTTTAAAGGATTTAAAACACGCATTGACAAATCCCCTTGGTTTGCTGGAAAATATAATGACAAAGCTTCGGAAGTTAAATTTGATAAAGCTATTACAGTACACTCAGGTCACTCAGAACGTGAGGCATGGGAAGGATATAACGTAATCGTAGTTATCCTTGATGAGATTTCAGGATTTGCAATTGACAATACAACAGGCCATGAGCAGGCAAAGACAGGCGCAGCTATATACGATATGTACCGTGCATCCGTAGATTCTCGTTTTCCAGACTTTGGCAAAGTAATTTTGCTTTCATTCCCTAGATATAAGAACGACTATATACAGCAAAGATATGATGCCGTAGTAGCACAAAAAGAAACCATTGTTCGTGATCATAAATTTAAAATGGATGAAGACCTTCCAGATAATACACAGGGAAATGAATTTAGTGTTGAGTGGGAAGAAGACCACATATTGTCTTATAAAATTCCAAAAGTCTACGCACTTAAGAGACCGACCTGGGAAATAAATCCAGTAAGAAAAATTGATGATTTTAAGGTTGCATTTTTTACTAACCCTCTTGATGCTTTATCACGTTTTGCATGCATGCCACCAGATGCAGTTGATGCATTTTTTAAATCAAGAGAAAAGGTTGAGAAAGCTTTTAATAAAGCACACCTTGCAGTAGATAATTTTGGCAGACTTGAAGAGTGGTTTATTCCAGATCCAGATAAAGAATATTTTATTCACGTAGACTTAGCGCAAAAGCATGACCATTGTGCAGTAGCAATGGGCCATGTAAACAAGTGGGTAAACGTTAAAGTCACCGATAGCTATTCACAACCAGCCCCTGTTGTTGAAATAGATGCAGTCAGGTTTTGGACACCAACAAAAGACAAGTCTGTAGATTTTACTGAAGTAAAAGATTACATTCTTTCTTTAAAGACACGAGGATTTAAAATTCGTGTATGTACTTTTGACAGATGGAACTCTCATGATATGATGCAACAACTAAAACAATACGGCATCAATACAGAGATTCTATCTGTCGCTAAAAAGCATTATGATGATATGGCAATGATTGTGGCAGAAGAAAGACTTTCTGGGCCTCACATACAGTTACTTATAGACGAGTTGCTTCAGCTTAAAATAATGAGAGACAGGGTTGACCACCCAAGAAAAGGCTCAAAAGACTTGGCGGATGCAGTTTGTGGTGCTATTTACAATGCAATTAGCAGAAGTAAATTTGATACAAATCAAGAAATAGATATACATACTTATGAATCTATGAGCTACGACAATGATTTTGGAACAGAAAGTGATGGCGAAACAAGCTCATATAATCTAATAAGGGCACCAAGAATGCCAGGAAATTTACGAGACGCAATGGACAGGATGCAAATAATATGAGTACGTATCAAGAAAAAGCAAAAGAATGTAAATGCTGTGGCAAGCATGTTCCACTTCCTACAGTATTAAAAGAATACAACGGGGTGACCTTATGCCCGACTACATTTGCCAATGTTGTTGAATATAAAAGAATTTGGAACCTTGCGGGCTCAAGACCAATGGGCAACGTTAGAAAGCATTTTTCTGAGTACGTTCAGCAGATAGTAGAGTCCACAATAAATGATTAAAACAATTTTTTATAATGTTTATATATATTTTTATAGAAAAAAAAGCAAAAGAAATATTAAAAAAAGAGGGGACTATATTTACTGATGTCTGAAGAAAGCAGATTCTTTAACTCATTACTTGGTAATGATAAATTTGTTTATAATAGCAATCAAAAAAATAATTTTTTATATCCTACTTTGCAAAATTTGTCTGTCCCTAATTCTGGTAGACCACGTCTTTGGAGCCCAGATCAAGGAGAGCATTACATAGAAAATTCAAAAAAATGTTTTTATAAAGATCACCCAGACTATAGCTTGTTTAATCAAGAAAAGTATACATTTAACAGACAATGGTATAGGGGAGAAGATTTTATTAGCGGTAGCCCAGCCGAAGTTGTTGTTGCGGGATGTTCGCAAACTTGGGGTACTGGGTTACCAGATAGTTTAATCTGGCCTAATTTATTAAAAGAAAAGTTAAATGCAAAAAGTTTAAACAATTTAGGGCAACCAGGCAAATCTTTAAGAGGTGTTGTAGAAATAATTTTTGCTTATTTTAAAGAAGTTGGTCACCCAAAAAACTTATTTATTCTTTTGCCTCCACTACATAGATTTAGGACGGCAAGGACTCCTAATTTTATGCATTCAAATCAAGTTCACAGCCATAACGATATATTAGTTGATGCAAATGTTTATAGAAATAGCAACAGCAAATTTTTTAAGATTCCATTAAATTTGCAAGAGGTTTTAACAGAAGAAATTGCATATGATCAATCACTTTCTTATTTAAGAATTTTAGAACAATATTGCAAAAACTTTGATATTAATTTAAAGTACACAGTTTGGTACCCAGATGACAAAGACCTATTTGATGATATTAGTAATAAAAATGGTTATTATGAAAACTATGTTTCAATTGATTGTGCATGGTTTAATGAAAGATTTTTTGAAGGGGAGCACCCCAGCTGCCATGAAGATATGGCAAATGATGTAAGGTATAGAATGTTTTGGAAAATAGCAAATGATTATCTTTTTCATGAAAATGCCCACATAGGTGCTCACGCAAGCATTCACATTGCAGAAAAGTTTTATGAGGAGGCTTTTAATGGATCAACACGGAACTAAAAAATATTTTGATTGGTACATGGGTTTAAACAAAAAGACATCAAGAGTTATTTGCTCTAACAAAATAGAAGATCAAATATATGTAAATAGATTTCCGAGGGAATCAGAGATTTTAAATAATTGGAGTCATTTGGGAGTTGATACCTCTATAAATAAATATGGTTTTAGAGATAAAGATTTTTTTGAAAAGGCAGATTTATTAATTAATGGGTGCTCTCAAACATGGGGTACAGCATTGCCAGAAAAGTATAGATTTTCTAACATAATACAGGAAAGCTTTTCAGGGACTGTTCATAATATTGGTTATGAGGGTAATTCGGTAGGCTCAGTTATTAGATCAACATTTGCTTACATTAAAAAATTTGGAAACCCTAAATACATATATTTAATGTTGCCTCCATTTGAAAGAATAGAGTTTATACCTGACAAAAATACTTTTACTAAGTCAGACTGGCTCGCATCCTATAAAGAGTTTCAAAAAGAAGGTGTAGAGGATATTGATTTTTCTCCAATACAAATTACTACTGTTGATATACATACCCCTATTTATGCAAAAGCTCCATTTTATATAGAAGATGTTATGAATCCACAATCAGCATTTTTTTTAAATATGCAAATGCTTTTAATGCTAGAGCAATATTGCGATGTTGCAGGTATTAAGTTTATGTGGTCAGCCTGGAATAACTCATACAGAATATCTGATTATATATTTAATATGCAAAATAATTTAAATGAGCACAAAAATTATTTTCATATACCAGTATGGGACTGGGAACTTAATAATGAAAAAATAGACATACTAGACACAGCAGATTGTCATAAAGATTTAGAGAGAGAAGACCAAATATTTTTTAATCATGCAATGGATATTGGAAAAAGAAAAACAGAAACACCGCATTGGGGATCTCATAGAAATAGACATATAGCAGAAAAGATTTTGCATGAAATGAAAAATAGATCATATGAGGGGCTACTATGATTATTCTGGGTGTTAATGAAACTTCTCATGATGCCTCATTATCTTTAATTAAAGATGGAGAAATACTTTTTGCAGGTCATTCAGAAAGATATAGCAAACAAAAAAATGATTGGTATATTAATGATAGTTTAGTTAAGGACGCTTTGTCATACGGGGTACCAGATAGTATAGCTTACTATGAGAAACCGCTTCTAAAAGCCTCTAGGCTATTTATAAAGGGTGGTGCAGGAGACTGGAGGCCAAGGTTTGATTTGCCAGGAGTACCCAGAAAATCTTTCAGCCATCATTACTCACACGCATGTGCTGGATATTATACTAGCAAGTTTACAGACGCAGTTATTGTAGTTTTAGATGCTATTGGTGAATACAATACCTCAACAATTTGGGTTGGCGAGGGAGAAAAGATTAGCCTAGTTCATAAGAATAATTACCCATTTAGCTTTGGGCTATTCTATTCTGCATTTACAAAATTTTTGGGCCTAATGCCAAATCAAGAAGAATATATTATGATGGGCATGGCGGCTTATGGAAACCCAGATAGATATTTTGATCAAGTAAATGAATACTTTCCTAGATATGATAGACAAAAGTATAATTTTCATACAGGCATAACAGATTTTAATTGGGGAACAACCCCTTGTTTTGCAGGATCTGAAGGCACTGGTTATATATCAGAGTGGTTTAAGCAAAGAGAATTTGATTTGGCTGCAGCCGTTCAAAAGGTATATGAAAAAAGACTTATTGAGTATATGCGTTATGCTAAGTTAATTACAAAGAAAACTAATTTAGTTTTTATGGGAGGTTGTGCTTTAAACAGTAAAGCAAACACATCCCTCTGGAATATATTTAAAGATGTGTGGATTATGCCAAACCCAGGTGACGCTGGTAGTTCCCTTGGTGCGGCAGCAGCACTGTATGGAAAGCATTTAGAGTGGAAGACCCCTTACTTGGGTTATGACATGGGCGGGGTTTATCCAGTTCAAGAAATAGTTGATAGCATATTGAAGGACGGTATAGTTGCAGTTGCTTCAGGAAGAGCGGAATACGGCCCAAGAGCTTTAGGAAATAGAAGTATCTTGGCAGATCCAAGAGATCCAAATGTTAAAGATAAAGTAAATCTAATTAAACAAAGAGAGTTATTTCGCCCATTCGCACCAGTGGTTATGGAAGAGTGTGCTTCTAAATGGTTTGACATGGACTTCGCTTCTCCATATATGCAGTATACTGTTAAGTGTTTAAAGCCAGATTTAATTCCTTCAGTTGTTCATGAAGATGGAACATCTAGAGTTCAAACAGTAAATAAAGAGCAGCACAGAGGTTTGTGGAGAGTTTTAAATAAATTTTATTTGCAAACGGGTGTACCTGTTTTATTGAATACTAGTTTAAATATAAAAGGTCAGCCATTATTAAACGACCATCAGGACGCTATTGACTGGCAGGCACATTATGGATATAATATACTAACGGGCAACAATAGCTTAGTTGGTTAAAGCCCCGAACTCATAATTCGGTAATCGTAGGTTCAAGTCCTACTTGTTGCACATAAGGAGAAACAATGGAAGATGAGAATCTAGATTATTATATTGAAATAGGTGCAGTAGATATTAGCGGGGTTGACGAAAACGGAGAAATTCTATTTTCTATTACTGAAAAAGCAAAAGACGTTGCTCCAGATTTGTGGAAAGCCCATGTAAAATTTATAGATGAAGCTTTAGTAGAATTATTTAATAAAAATTTAATAACTGTTGAGTATAATGAAAATCTAGAAGCCCTTATTTCTTATACTCCAGAGGGAAAATCTTTGCTAAAAGATATTGGATTAAGTCACAACGATGGGGATTAGCTCAGATGGTAGAGCGTCGAACTGTTAATTCGAATGTCGCAGGATCGATGCCTGCATCCCCAGCCATACCCTTGTAGCTCAGCGGAAGAG